TCTGTAATTTCACCTCTTTCAATTCCGTCAACAACAAGTTTATAATGCCACTCACCATCTTCGTGTCTAGTATCTTTGAATCGCTCACAGGATACATCTGCCCACCTATTGTGTATCCACGACATTATGGTGTCAAGGTCTTGTTGTGAATGTGCTGATATTTCTATTTTCCAATCACGGTCTATCCATTCAGGATACAGTTCATCAAATTTATCTAGGTCTCTCCCGTTGGTTACTACCCATTTTTTAGCATTAGGCCACATACTTTCTAAGTATGCCATCCAATCTCCTAGTGCAGGATTAGACGTAGGCTCACCACCTATAATAAAAACTTCTTCAAAGTCGACTGTGTCTGGTAGAGCTTTTAATTTTTCTTTAGTTGTATCTGGCTTAAAATGGGTACCCCAATTTAAATGATTAAACGTGCAACAGCTATCACACGCCAAAGTACAGGTGTGGGTTATATATACACTTAATTCAGGAAGGAGTAACATACTCGTATTTATGGCTTAAATACACTTGTGAAAGTAGAACTTGAAGATATAAAATTTTGGATGGATGCAATTCGCAACAGCGAAGATCGCGACCGCACACTTGAAAGTTTTTGGGGAGGCCAATTAAAATCTAAAGCGTGGTTGGTTGAAACACTGCAAAAACATCATCATGTTGGTAATGTTAGTTGTGTTATATTTGGCGGATGGAATGGCGTATTAGCAAATTTATTGTTCAACAGCACAATAGGATTTAAACATATTACAAGTGTTGATATTGATCCTAAGTGTGCAGAAATAGCAAACACAATGAATAAGCGTTACGAGATGGAAGGAAAATTTACAGCAGTTACAGCAGATATGTGTGAGTATGAATATACTGATCAACCTTACATGGTCATTAACACAAGTTGCGAACACCTCACACAACAACAGTACAACAAATGGGCAAAACGTGTACCAACAAGTACTGAAGTGATTTTACAATCTAATAATTATTTTGAACTAGAAGAACATGTAAACTGTTCTAATAGTGTTAGCAGTTTTGAAAAAAAATCTAAATTAAAAACTATACTAGTTAAAGATGAATTAGAGTTACCTAAATATACACGTTATATGTTAATGGGAAGATTTTAATGTCTGAATTAGACAAATATACAGACGCCATAGCCAAGGCCGCTGGCACAAAAACATTTTGTGTTTTACCATGGATACACTTTGCAACAAGACCTAACGGAGATATGAGATTATGTTGTTCGTCAAATGCTAGTGGTGCAGGTGGTGATCACGAAGTAGGTTTAGTTAAAATGAATCATGGCAAGCCTGCAAACTTTGGTCACGAAACTCCTATGGAAGCATGGAATAATGATTACATGAAAAATGTAAGAACCACAATGCTTGAAGGTAATATTCCTGCAAGTTGTAAAAAATGCTTTGAGGAAGAGAAGAAAGGAGTTGCAAGTAAACGTGTTTGGGAAAGTTATACTTGGATGGAAGATGGTGTTGATATACCTGAACTTGTAAGACAAACAAAAGAAGATGGCACAGTTCCTGAAAATTTAAAATATTTAGACTTACGTTTAGGACATACATGTAATATTAAATGCGTCATGTGTTCACCACACGATAGTAGCAAGTGGGTCGCTGACCATAAAAAATTAATTCCTGTATTAGAAGATCCTGAAGTTAAAAGGCAAATGCAATGGGATAGAAAAGAGTTCAATAACAAATGGCATGAAAAAGATACGTTTTGGGAAGAAATGAATGCACAGATTCCTAACTTAAAACAAGTATACTTTGCAGGCGGCGAGCCGTTAATGATTAGAGAACACAAAAGATTTATTGAAGAAATTATCAGGCAAGGATATCAAGATAAAATACTGTTACGCTATAACAGTAACGGATTGCTAGTTGATGATGATTTGATTGAGCTTTGGTCAAAGTTTAAGAAAGTTAAATTTGCTGTAAGCATGGACGCTAGTCACGAACGTGACGAATACATACGTTTTCCTACAAACTTTGAAACTGTAGAAAAAACATTACACATGTTAGATAACACACCTGACAACATACAAACAAGTTTAGCAACAGCAATTCAAATATTCAACGTAAAACACTTACCAGACTTTATGAAATGGAAACTAGAAAGCGGCTTTAAAAAATTAAATGTTGGTGAAGTTCCAGGTGGAGTACAAATGGGCGGTGGGCTAGTTAACATGCACTTACTATACATTCCAACATTTCTAAGTATACAAATTTTACCTAAAGAAGATAAAGAAGAAGTTAAAGAACGTTTTATGGACTTCAAAGATTGGCTATGGAAAAACTATAGACAAGATGACGAATATTGGAAACATAATCCATATGGGTGGAAACGTTGGGAAGCAGTTCTTAATCATATGAATGCACAGGACAACAGTCACTTATTACCAGGCTTCAAGGAATACACAAATAAACTTGATGCTATACGAGGTTTAGAAGCAGCAAAGGTATTTCCAGAGTTAGCACATCTACTATGAGAGAATTAATTAAAATTGCTACTACACAAGATCCTGAAACATTAGATATTAGGTTCTGGCCAACTGACATTTGTAACTTCTCTTGCGAATACTGTTTTCCAGGTAGTGTTACTAACAGACTTCGCTATCCTAAAAATATAGATACAGTAATAAAAAACTTTAGAGCATTATTTGATTATTATACATTAGCACATAATAAAACACATTTTAAGATTAACGTTGTAGGTGGAGGCGAGCCTACATTATGGCCTCACTTTGCAAAGTTTTGTAAAGAAATAAAAGAAAATCATAGTGTTCATATACAATGTACCACTAACGGAAGTAGAACTGTAAGATGGTTTGAAAAAAATACACAAGATGTAGATGAGTTTGTTTTAAGTTGCCATCAAAAAGATGTAGACATTGATAACTTTATTGCAGTTGCTGATCATCTCTTTGGAAGAGGAACAGATGTAACCGCACTTATGTTAATGGATGCAACAGCGTGGGATAGATGTATCGAACTAATTGAGAAAATGAAAACCAGTAAGCAACGCTGGATTATACAAGCAAAAGAAGTAGTAGATGCTCCCGGCTACGATATAGGTAGTTACAATGATGAACAAATGAAATACTTGCAGCAGCCAATAAAACGTGCTCCAGATTCGGATTGGATTATATCTAACCTACATAGATTTAGAATACATGAAAGTATAGCAATATATGATAACGATGCTATAGTACCTGCAACACCAAACAAATATATTATGGAACAGGCAAACTATTTTAAAGGCTGGAAATGCAACGTTGCTATAGAAAATTTAGTTATTACACATGACGGTAGAGTTACAGGTAGTTGTCAAGAACAAGTATTTGCTGATGCAAATATTAGTATGTTTGCAGAGGATTTTATTTTAAGATTTAATAAAGCACAAATGGATTTAAAAACTATTATTTGTCCAAGGACTAGTTGTAGTTGTCAACCTGACACACACATTACGAAATGGAAAGTTCCTTTGTAAGAGGGATGTCAGCGGCACAAGTACACCACTTACGAGTACAAGTTATCCAATCTTCCGGTTGTTCAAAACTACCGTCATAAATGTTACCTATACTTCCGCCAACTCTACAAGTAGCACGGTGAACTTCACCGTCCCAATTAATCATTAGGCTTTCTATACCTGCACTACACTTCCAACCTTCAAATTGATTTAGATGTTTTTTAATAACATCGTTGGCATGCATTTCTTCTTTATCGTCAATAATAACATTAGGCTTTGCTGTTGATGTTTGATTAAGTATCCATTCTAAATCTTTACCTTCATATTTTAAATCATCAAACACATCATGGTCACCTTCTGTCCATCGTATTCGTCTTACAACATAAGGAATGCTGTGTCCGTCAAACATTGTAGCACATTCTTTTACTCTATCCATAAGTTTATGATGTGCCATTAAGTTGACTTGAAATGGCTTTTTTGTATATGCACCTTCATTTATCTGAGAAAACATTAATACAGTTTCTGCACATCTTCTCCAATGTTCATCGTCTTCTACATGCAAACTAAACACAATATGATTTACATTAAGATCACTGTAGTACTGTGCTGTCCGTGTGCCGTTAGTAGTTACATTGATCCAATCAACACGCTGACTTGCATGATCAACAAGTTCTGTAAACTTTGGGTGTACGCAAGGTTCACCGCCTGTAAAACTTACACGCATTGATTTATCAATTTCAGATAGTGCATCAACTGCATCTAACAATACTTTAATATTTGTATGTGGGCTGGTGTTATCGTGTATTTCTGTTGGGCAGTAACTACAATCAAAGTTACAACGTTTGCCAAGGTTCCACTCAACATGAACACTATCTTGATGCGGCCATTTGCTTATTACTTTATGCATTGTACACCTTTAACTTCATTATATTTTTTTAAATGTGTTATGTCAATATCTTCAATTAGATCTGCTACAGGAATCATTCCTAAATTAAGATTTTTAAATTTAAATGATTGTAACTTTATCCATAAATTTATATAAATTTTTCTTAGTAAGTACATTGGATAAGGTATTGTAGGACCAAACTTAACCATAAAATCTGCACTATAAAATTCTTGAGGTCTTATTCCTTTGGCTACACCATCTTTGTCTTTAAAGATATCTAAAACTGTTTTTCCAACTTGACAATAATTTATGTATACAGTTCCGTGAGTCCATTGAAATGTAAAGTGTTTCATATCTTCTTGTGATAGGTTCATCACAGGTCTATCTTTAAAAGTAACTACTACTGTAGGATGATTCGTTGTTCGTAACTCTGCTTCTAATTTATGTATAAGAATATTAAAACGCTCTACGCATTTTTGTATTTTCTTTGGAGAATTATTAAACCATTCTGTTCCTATGGTTGCTTCGCCACGTAAGTCTTCAAAAAATTTATGCAGATAGTTTAAATCTTGTTGCATACTAGTACTATTAGTACTGATATATCGATCAATATAAACTCCACTGTGTTTTATTTCTTTAATACATTGATTAAGTTCATCAATAAGATTATGCGTACCCCAGTTAGTAAATCTATCTATTTCGTATAATTTATAATTTTTTAAAAGTTCTTTGTGCCATTTTTTAGCAATACTAGTATTTCTAACTTTAAATGGTATACTAGTATCTTCTTTGCCGTTTGTTAATATAAGGTTAAACATAAGGAGCGAACTCAGGGTTGGCTGTGAGAAAGTCTTGCCCCCTAGTTTTATCTAAATTATGGTTGAATGCTATACAGTCTTGCCAATGTGTGTCGTGCATACATTTAGCCTGTAAAAAATTAATGTTGTCTTGTATTTGTTGTAGAGTAACTTTTTTAAGCAATTCATTTTCTTTTATAGCATCATAATTTAAAACTTTAGTTTTCATTGCTTCTAAGTCTTTTATTACTTTTTCTTTTAGTTCTGGCGGCACTACTTGTGCTGACAAAGACATAGGATAGTTTACTCTATGTGAGTAAAATATAATACCCATATCATTTAAGAAATAATCAATAACATCACAAATCTGCATAATGTTATTTGCTTGGACTGTAAAAGCGCCTACTACTCTACTTACGTTAGGAAAGCTCTTAAATACTTTTACGTTTTCTTCTACTTCACTAAACTTACCATTGCCTCTAATATATTCATATGTATCATGCAAACCATCTATACTTATATTTACTGCAACACTTTTAAACTTAGGCCAGTAGTCATGAATAGTACGTCCACCTTTAATACCTAATGTTGTGCCGTTAGTAGCATACTTAATTTCTATATTTTCTCCATACTCTGCTAGTCTATCTAAAATTTTATAGTGGTATGGATCCATTAAAGGTTCTCCACCTGCAAATTCTACACGCCTAAAGAAAGGCAATAGTTTTTCAAAACTACTCCACCAGTTATCTGAGTTATCAAACGGACCTATATACTTTCCAGGTGTATCAACTAGTTTTTCAACAGTAGGAATAAGATAGTTGTTTTCTTTTTTATAAAATTCAGTAACTTGATTCCAATCTTTCCATTGTGTGCTATCTAATGGATTGCACATACGACACTTTAAATTACAAAGATTGTTAAGTTTTATTTCCATAGTAGGAAGTTCAAACGGCATTGTATAATCTTCGTTTAAAGCGTCTAAAGCATCAGGGTATAAGTTTACCCTTGCTTCAGGTATTACTCCTGCTATATGACGCTGTCGTAAGCTCTCTACACCCTGATCTTCAAGATCAAAGCACGGCTTACAAACATCTGGTCGCTCGTCATTCATTACCTGGCGTCTGACTTCTTTCATCTTGTCGCCATTCCACACTTCTTCTACTGTTTCATTTTGTATCCAACCAATTGGTTGACTACGACAGCATACCTTAATGGCTCCGTCTTCTCTTGTTGCCAAGCCTGTAAAAGGGTGCATACAAAATGTTTTACTTTTGCATGGCATTCATTACTCCCCATTGTCTTTCTTGACACCAAAAACATTTTTTGCATGTTGGTACATACTGTCCAGGTGTGTATGTTGTATAATCTAGTCCTTTAAAAACTTCTGGATATGCATCATTGTCGCCTTCACAACTTCTAGTGATGTTTAACAGTTCAGCAATATCATTTTTTATGTATTGTTCTATAACCCAGTCTTTCTTACTTGCAACAAACGGATGGCAAACTGTTACTCCCATGTGTTCCATTATAGTATCTATAGTAGGTTCTTGTCTATCGCTCATTGCACCATCAAATTCTACATCTGGATTTAGTGTCACTGCTGCATACCAAGCATCTAAGTTTACCTTGTGTGCAAGATATTCGTTAAAAGACCTCAATATAATTCTGTTACCTGGTTTCATTTTTCCGTAGGCATCTTTAATCATAGTTGAATTAGGCTCTTCAAGTTCAGGCGGTATAAAATTAACATGCCTTTCAAATTCAAGATCAGGAAAGTATCCCACAAACCAATCAAATACTTCTGCTGAAATATGTTCTTGCCATGGGCGTGATTTCCACATTCTAACTTGTGTGCTGATGTGTACCTTGCAGTTGTCATGTAGATTTTTGCAAATCAAGTACGCAAGTAACGCACTATCTGCTCCTCCACTTAAACTAATACCAATGTTTTTCCATTTTATATCGACTGGAATGGACACATTGTCGATCTTTATCTTACGCATAACGATATTTACCAAGTTTTATACGCACATATCGTAGTTCCGGTAAATATGCATATGATCCAAAATACCAAATATACAGTACCTTTAGAGGTGATAGAGGGTGTAATGGGCGATGTTTACGAAATAGGAAAGTTTAATATTTCAGAACAGACTGGCAGTTTCTTTTATGATCCTTGGCAGTTAAAACCAGAGTACTTGGGTACACAATGGGAATCTATTTGGAATAGTTTACCAGAACCTAAAGGACAAGCTAGAATTATTATTTTAGAATCGCCTAGTTGCTATACTTCACATGCAGACATTGACAATCGATGGCACTTAAATTTATGTGGCGACGAAGCCTATCTTATTGACTTAGAAAAAGAAGAAATGTTTAAAACTGTGCTTGACGGTAAATGGTATGACATGGACGCAGGTATTCCACACACTGCAATGAATATAGGTGCTCACATAAGAGCTCAACTAGTTGTAAGAAAGTTACTACCTAAGAATATTATTAATGATCCAAAGCATGTTAGAATAACAGGCTCAGAAGGAAACGTAAGATACGAGTTTGATAAGTATCTAAGTCCATGGTTAAACAGAGCAGCAAACAATCAAAAAGTCATTAGCAACGTAAAAGTTGTTGAGCAAGGTATAGAGTTTGACATTGAAGCAGGATTAGTAAATCAAATTCCTGTTCCACCAAATATGAAATTAATAACGGTGTAATACCAATAAAGTATTTGCACTAACTTCTATTACAGTTCTTCCTTTATTTTTACGTTTTACTTCTTCCATCATAGCAGTATTGCATACATGAATGGCAGCATAGTTTAGATTATGCTCTTTTACTTTTTCAATAAGTGTAGAATACTTTTGTTGCACATCACTGCTAATTGTTAAAGATTCATCGTAAATTTTTAGTAGATACCAATCACTTATGTAAAAAGCAGCGTCACTGTTACCGTTTGTTTCTACTAGTATTTTAACATCATCAGGTATATCGTTATAACCTTTTGCGGTCTGCCTGAATTCTTTAATAGTAGCACTTTTTAGCATAAGTATATTTATTATATGGAGTATTGGCAGTGAAAATTTTAATGACAGGATCATCTGGATTCATAGGTTCTCATCTATCCGAAAGACTAAAGAATCACGAAGTGCATCATTTGAAAAGCGATTTGCTAGATCATCAATCAGTTGCTGGCGAAGTATTATTAGTAAAACCTGATATTATTGTTCATCTTGCTGCACGTACAGAAGTCGAACAAAGTTTTTACGAGCAGATTACATTTAGTGAAATTAATTATGTTGGCACAGTTAACTTAATTGAAACAGCAGCCAAGGTAAAAAATTTAAGAAACTTTGTGTTTGCAAGTACAATGGAAGTGTACGGGTGGCAACCTATTTCAGATGAAATTGAAGAACACGGTACACCAAAGCAATCTATAGCATTTGACGAAAACACTGTTCCTAATCCTAATGCTCCGTATGCAGTTGCAAAGTATGGTTGTGAAAAATATTTAGAATATGCACATCGTTGTTATGACTTTCCTTTTACAGCTCTAAGGCAAACAAACTGCTATGGCAGAAAGGATAATGAGTTTTTTGTAACTGAACAAATTATTAATCAAATGTTAACTAATCCAGACAAGTGTAACTTAGGTTATGCTGAGCCGTATCGTAATTTTATTTTTGTTGACGATATGCTAGATGCCTGGGAAACAGTAATTAACAATCCTGATAAATGTAATGACGGAAGTATTTTTACAATTGGTCCGGATAATCCTATTAAGATTAGAGACTATGCAGAACTAATTGCTAAAAAGTTAGACTGGAAAGGAACTATCAACTGGGATACAAAACTATTTCGTGCAGGAGAGATTTACTGGCTTAACTCTAACAATACACTAATTAAGAAAAAACTAGGGTGGGAACCAAAAGTTACATTAGACGAAGGACTTGATAAAACTATCGAGATATGGAAGGCTATTGTATGAAATGGAACCATTACTTAAAACTTGATAGCATTGGCCGTCCTTGTATGGCACAACAAACTTATGAACCTCTTGTAAGTGAAGATGGAAAAACATTTTGTAAGAACTACGGATTTCCAAACGAATACGCATATAGAGATATACAGCATCGACCATTGTATACAAAAGAAGTTGTTGATTGGTTTTTTCAAAACGAATTAACTTATCTTGAATTATTCAAAGATAAAAAGTATGCACCAGAGGTAAAAGATATAGATTACAAAAATCAAAAAATTTACATCAAGTGGTATGGTAAAAGTTGTAACCAAGTAATTTATGATACTGAAGTTGAAGAGTGGCCAGAGTATATGTGGCGTAGACAAATTAGAGATATAATTGTTGATCAATTTGACGAAGGTATATACAAATTAACAATGTATCCACATTGTCATTATATTACAGATTACAAACAAATGAAATGTATAGACTGGTACGGCTGTGTTCCTATTGATGATCCTTATATTGAAGAAAAGTACATGCAAGGTATTATACACGATACAGCACAATTTAGGTTAGATGAAACAGGTGAGCTTGTTGAAGACAAAATAAACTTAGAAATTATGTTTAAGCGTAGTTTAAGCACACATGTTTTATGGGGAGATCAGAATATGAGTTACATATACGAGGAGTTATTCAATGCCTAAATTTTTTGGTAGTACACAATCTATTATTGATTGGGATCCTATTGTAAAGAAATGTATGGAATGTACTACAGGTGATAAGAATACAGTTACAAGTGTAGTTGACCGTAGCGAAGCAGAATCAGATGGTCCACTACTTCAAAGTTATAGAGATATTATAGGAACATGGCAAGGTGCTGGTTATAATTTAGAAGAAATATACTGGCATGACTACTATCCAGGTGAACATTTTGATATTGAAATACAAAATAAGTTTGCAAAACTAGTAAACGCACAGCCATTAAGAGTTTTTGTAAGCGAAGTTGATCCTGGGCGTAATGTTCCATATCATTGGGATGTCGAAGATAAAGAAGAAGAATGGTTATCATTAGGAGAGCTAAAACGTTGGGTATGCTTTATAGATAAGCCAAGGTGGGGTAATGTTCTTATACTAGAAAACCAGTGCTTCCATAATGAAATACAAGGTAGCATATATGAATGGGATAATTATAGAAGCCATCATGCAGGAACAAGTATGGGAATACACAAACAATACCTGTTTCATTTTTTAGGAAGGCCAAACAAATGAAAATTAGAAATGCATTAGCAATGGGAATGACAAAGTTTTTTAGATTCTTTGCAGATACATTTTTTGCTAAAAGATATGGACACAGAGCAGTTGTACTAGAAACAGTAGCAGGTGTGCCTGGTATGGTTGCAGGCATGTGGTTGCATTTTAAAAGTTTGCGTAAAATGAAAACAGGTTTTGGTCCTGATATCAGAGAGATGTTAGAAGAAGCAGAAAATGAAAGAATGCATTTAATGTTTTTCATTGCAATTGCTAAACCTAATGTGTTTGAAAGACTATTAGTTGTGTTAGCACAAATCATTTTTATGATATTCTATTTTATAATTTACATTATCAGTTATAGACTTGCACACAGAATGATTGCATACTTTGAAGAAGAAGCAGTTAGGAGTTATACAGACTATCTAGCAATGGTAGAGAATGGAGAAGTAGAAAATGTTCCTGCTCCACAACTAGCAATTGATTATTACAAGATGAAAAAGACTGCTAGACTGTCAGACTTAATTAAATGTGTAAGAGCAGATGAAGAACATCACAGTAAAGTAAATCATAGGTATGCAGATGCAGATTAAACATTTAGGAATATGTAACACTATTGATTGGGATAGTGTAATTGATCAATGTGCAAGTGTTGATCCTGAATATGTAGGACCTAGCCATAAACGTGGTGATACTGTTCCTGGATTAGATCCTATATTAGATATGTGGGAACAAGCAGGATATAAAACTGTACACGAAGGTGGCACAGCAGGTTGGGATATGTTTATTCCAGGCAAACAGTTTGACCAAAGCATAGTTGATGCTTGGAACGAGTTTTACGGATTAGACTGTAAAAATGTGTGGATAAGTAGAATACACCCAGGACGTTTTGCACCTATTCATTGGGACGTACATGACAATGAAGAAAGTATTCCTGATTGTCCTAGATATCATTGCCATATAGGTAGTCCGCAATGGGGGCATATTTTTATTGCAGGCAATGAAACATTTTATAATATTCCACAAGGTGCAACATACGAGTGGGTAGATAGAAAGATTTGGCACGCCGGAACTAATTGCGGAACAGTGCCTAAGTACATATGGAACGCATGGTAATGGAAACAGGAATAGTACAGTGGTTCAATGACGCAAAAGGTTTTGGCTTTGTCAAGACTGATAAGGGCGATCAGATTATATGTGAGAAATGGCACATGATTAGTGAACCAAAGACTATGAAAGAAAGACAAAAGATTTCTTTTGAAAGATTTATGTACAACGGTAAAGAACACGCTGGGCAGATAACTGTTTTAGAAGATGATGCCGTTCCGTTGCCAGTATTAAATATGGCTAAAGGTAGAATATATTGTGAAGAACCTCTTATCATAGTTTTTGACAATGCTGTCTCAGAAGACATGTGTGACGAAATTATTGCTAAACACATTGCAGATGGAATGAATCCAGACAGCGGAAAGCAGAGCAGACAAGAAAGTTATACACAGGTAACAGAAGATGTGGAACAAAGAGGTATTAGTCTTGGTATGGATCCACATCACTATAATACTATTGCAAATTCAATTGTAGATAACTGCGGACTACAACACTCTCATATTGAAGCTATTGACATATACAATTATGATAAAGGTAGATACTTAGACTTACACCACGATTATCCTTATTTCCCTGATAAAATTAATTACTACTCTCACGGAAGCAATGATAGAGTAGGAACTGCTATACTGTATCTTAATGATGACTACGAAGGTGGCACAACATTCTTTCCAAAGTTAAACGTTGATGTAAAACCTAAGAAAGGAAGCATGTTATACTTTAAGCAATCTTACGATGAAGCCAAGAATTGGAGTACAATACACGAAAGTACAGTAATTAGTAAAGGAACAAAATGGATAGCCAGTTGTTTCTTTAGTGAAACAAACAGAGTAGGTTTTACAGACAGGGAGGACTTTGTGCCAGAAGAAAATCCAACATTTGATGATACATTTTACGTTAAAAAGTTTATGGATATTCAGCGAGGTAACGTAGTGCTATATCGCAAACTTAAAAATTTAGAAAACAGTAAACTACGACAGGTAATTGAAAATCATTTAGGTGACGACTTTTTCGATAATCTAGATGACCTAGTAAAATGAAATTTTATATAGTAGGAAGCAACAAAGGATTAGGATTACATTTACGCAAAGAATTTAATTGCGTAAATTTTGATAGACCTTATGACCTTTCACAAGACATAGATGCTATATGCTCTCACATTGATTCTGACAGTGTTGTTATTTTAAACGCACACGCAAAAGGTGCTCAGATCAAATATGTAGAAGCATTAAAGGATAGATGTAGACTAGTTGTATGTGGCAGTATTGCTTCAACGTTTAAAGATTTTAGTATGCCAACATACAGTGAACAAAAGTTAGAACTTGAAAATTATGTAGTAGAGCAGTCGTTGCACAGCAAACATCCTATGCTCTATTTGAGATTAACCAGCAGCAGTTATGCCAACTATGACCTAATTAGTAATACTATTAAGTTTTGGTTAGATAACCCAGGCTTTACATTTGCAGGATACGATATAAATGAGTGAAAATAAAATTGTAATTACAGGACATACCAAAGGTATTGGTAAAGCAATATTTGATAAGTTTACAGAAGTTAGTTGTCATGAGATTATAGGTATGAGTCGTAGTAACGGTTATGACATTGAAAAAGACTTTGATAAGATTGTACAAGAAGCTACTGGTGCAGACTTTTTTGTAAACAATGCATATAGGGACGGACAGCAATTAAAACTGTTCCACGCACTTAAAGACAAAGTGAATATGATGGTTGTTATGGGCAGCGTTAGTAGACACTATCCTGAGCTTATTCCTACAGACTATGTGCATGATAAACAAGCACTTGCAGAAGCATGTAGGTTAGAGAGTATTAATCCTAACGGCATTCCTATACTGCATTTAGATTTAAGTTTTATAGAAGGCACCGAAATACAAGGTGACGATACTACAGCGTTTTTAAGCGATTACAATACACCATTAAATGATATTGTTGACACAATTATGTTTTGGGCACAGAAGCCTACTATAAGGCAAATTGAATTTAGGTGGAAACTAACTGAACACGTTAGAAAAGAATTAGAACGTATTAATCCTAACTTAGACCCATCTAGGGTACAATTCTAAATTAGCATAAAATTTATCGGGGTGTATTTCCCAAACTGTTTGGTCAGTATGCCTGTAATGCACTTCTTTGACTTTGCTTACAACACCTATCTTAGCAAGTGTAGGAAAGTATATTGAATGTACTAAACGTTGACTTCCTTCTTTACTTTTGTTTGAAGTTGCATACACTCTACCTTTACCTTTTGTCCATTCTAAACAAGCAGGAAGCATAAACTGATCTGTCAAGTTTTGATGTTCAGCACAAAGCCTATTTGCTTTTACTAATCCGTTGTGTGGTCTTGCTTCTCCAAACGTACATACTCTTGTAAGTATTCTATATGAGTTAGGCCCCATAACATCATCAAAGGAGTGAGCTGCTACACTCCCTATTGCTTTGTCATCACTATAAAGTATCCAAGCATTCCATTCACGTTCATTGTGAAAGCAGTCGATCATTACTTTTTGACTTGCGTTATTAACAAAGCCGCGGCGACCTGCTTCATTGTAAAACTCAGACAAGTCTAAGTCTTTGTGCCACTGTACCATCTTATGCATAGATTGCTTTTGCCTTTTCCATAACTTCATCAGGGAAGTTTGTTTTAAAACTATCAAATGCTAGTAACTGTATTTGTGAATGAGGAGTATCTTTGTTTACGTCGATTCCAGCAGCTTCCATTTTAGGAAATAAGTCTGCTTGTCTATCTTCACTGATGTGACTCATTACACTGCGTAAACTAATACCAAGATCCTGATCACTATATGTAAAGAAGTAATTAATACTTTTTAGTTTCCCCTCAACTACAAAATAACTGCTAGGGTGCATACTGTATTTGTACAACCCCAAGTCCTTGTGTGCTTGAATAATCTCAAGCATTTGTTCTTCCCAATTATCAACTACACTGTAGTCGTTACCTTCACAGCCTGCTAGTTCCCACATGTCAGGCCCATCAATTTTTAAGTATAATTTTTTATTGATAAAGTCAATATCTTGTATTTCTGGCACATGCTGTGGGTACTTCATTTCCATTTGCTGTATAAAGTTAATTTCACGTAACCATTTTTCCTCCATTAGGTTAGGATCCACTACTTGATTATGCCCGCCATGATATTGTTCATCATTGTAGTACCATTGGCAAAATGTCTTTTTATCCTTACTAATCAAACTGGTGTATATTAGATTATTTCGGCATTGACCTTTACCAGGAACTGTGTTATAATAATATTCAAAGTTGTTACTCATAGTACTATTTAACGGTAAGTATATACATGATTAGAGGAATTGGCGGAAAGCCTTACATTAACTTAGATTCACACCTAGACATTTCGTCTTTCAAAGATCTGCATCCTGAGATTGCTAGAGGGTTTGCATTAGCAAGAGATTATGCAAAAGAAGGTACTTGGATGGCTCCTGGCTTTGAATGGAAGGATAGCAGTTATATTCTTAATTGGAAACCAATTTACAAAGCATGGGACGAGTATCAAGCATTAGATGATAACGATCCTATTAAAATCGAAGGTAACAAAATATTGCCTACAGACTTTGGCGATTACAAACAGCGTAATATATTCACACGCTATTTAAAAGCAACAATGGGTGCTAATGATCCATACATTTACTACTTCCTTTGGAATGAAGGTGACTGGAATGAACGTAACGCTGAAAGACAAAAGACTGAAGAAAGCAAATACTTTCCAGGTGTCGTAAAATGGGTAGAAGATTTACAAGCAAATAATATCATTGAACGCATTGGTAGAGTTATTTTCTTTCACTGCGATCATAATGGTAGAGCATTTGAACACAGAGACCTAGATGCAGACAACGGAGTACACGATGATAAACAATATAGTCCGCACAATAATGAATTCATACATATACGCTATCGCACAAAGAGAGGATTTTATATTTGGGATCCAGAGAGCGAGAACAAACATTACTTAAACTGTAACGCTGCTTTTTGGAATGACCAAGACTGGCACGGCGGAGAAAACAGTGTAGAAGTTGAATACGGTTTACGCATTGACTGTAAATTTACAAACGATTTTAGAAAGAGGCTAGGGATTGATCATCTCAAAACATATTAGAAACATGGAGTGGATAGGTAACTTCGGTAAGGATCTAAGCAGAGACCTTAATGACCTTGTGATGATTACAGAAGGACAAGCCCGTCCTGGAGATTGGAAACCTGTAAACGAAGTTGAAAAAGCACTTTGGGAAAAAGGAAAATCCGCACTAGATTTTAGTAAGACAATGTGGTATGTATACGAGCAACAAGACCTACAGATAGATTTAACATTTCCTTGGGCAGACGGTAAATGTCATTGGTGGATTACTAAACTTCTACCTGGGCAAATGATGCCTATGCACACAGATCCACATACTCATGATGATCAAAACTGTAAACGTTATTGGGTTCCTTTACAAGATTTTATTCCGGGACATGTTTTTATATACGGTAACTCAATGGTAGCAAATTACAAGAGAGGTGATGTGTTCCAATATGAAAACTCACAAGACGAACACGGTGCTGCTAATCTTTCTTTTGTTCCAAGAATAGTATTACAGGTGACTGAATACTCATGCCACTAACAATAGGATTTTACGGAGATAGTTTCTGTTGCGAAACATCTAACCCACATAGCATTGCAAAAGGTTACGATACTTATATTGAAAAACTAAGAAATCATCACGATGCAAAAATTACAAATTTAGGATATGGCGGAAGCTCAGTGTGGGATGTCATGTTAAAACAATTTAATGAAAGTGATGTACCTGATATTTCTATCTTTTGCTGGACAGACTATAACAGGTTGTACGATGCTAAACTTAGAAACATTACAAAAGGCAGTATTGAAAACAAACAATGGAAGGATTATTCTTTCAAGGATTTATTCTTTCGTAAAAAAATTAATGCAGCAGCAGAATATTTTAAACATTTACACGACTACGAAAAAGCAAGTGTTGAGCAAAAAGCAGCACTGCAATACTTTGACCTAAATGTATTAAGCAAGGTAAAAAGTAAAATAATCCATATGTGGAGTTTTGAAAAAACATATGATTGGAAACACGGAGTTGAAATAGAAACTCCTTTGTATAATTTTGTTGATCAAGACATAAAAGGGTTTGACACATGGGCAGCCAACCATATAGGTGGTAACAAAAATAATCAAGATGTGTTTGAGTTAATTAATGCCCAGCATCAGCTTTCATAGTAAAGTTAATCTTTACATCAGATACTGTATCTAGTACCTTTAATAATTTGTTTTGTGCAGTTAGCCTTTGTTCTAAACTGTACTTTGCTGCTGTGCCTTCATAACAGAATACGTTAGATAAGTTAACCAATGTTTTTAGATTAACATCTAAGTAGTTTATAAGGTTCTGTTCTTCAAGCAAATTAGTATACACAAACAAATAATCTATGCCGTCCTTACGTGGACATGTTTCTTTCCAGTAGTCTAGTGCTTTTTTATTATAATCATAAAACACTACACGCCCTTTATCTATTAAGTCTAAGTATAGTGTTCCACTAGCAGGTAGCACAACTTGTTCATACTTTTCTGTAATGCCAGTTGTCCATTCTGTGTTGTCAGTATGTACGAATTCTTCCTCGCAGTATTTTAATTTGTGATCAATATGTTCTTTCTGTTTTAAAAAGTCCTCTGTGCTTTCAGGATAGTAATGGCATTTGTTATTACGAATACTATCGTCAAATACAATAACAGGCAAGTTCCATTCAAATGCTACTTTTAATAGATTCCATCCATGACATCTGTTAGCATACGTAACCTGCTTGTACCCTTTTGCTACAGTTATAGGCGTATAGTCGTCGTGTATGTTGTCTACGCTGCGTTTAGGTTCTAGTTGGGTATGTACTATGTCTTTTTCTAAAGCGCCTACTGTAGGGCGTTTAAATGCGTTGTAGGCATCCATATTAATTACATAACATTGATGATGCAGTTCATAATAAGCATTGTGCATAGTACGATCTAATATATGTCCTGCTACAAAAAAGTCTTGTTCTACTAGTTTATCTAGTGCTTCAAAGAACGCAAAGCCGTTAATAAATTCTGTGCCAGGACTCATTACTACTGCATGTTTATAACCTTTTAGATTTTGTAATAGTTGATCTTCGTTTTTACCTATGTTTACTGTATACCCTTTGGTACGCAGATTGGATATTGTAAAGTCAACAATATTTCTAATAGTTTGTTTAATGCTATCGTTTTTATATGTATCTATATCATCTACAATACAGAATGCTAATTTGTCATTTAAGTCCATGACAAATATTTATAGCATAAATATTGGTATGAACATCGAACTGATAGATCTTAACACATATAAAGACTTCCCTAAATTGCAGCCTTTTATTGATAGTTTTAAAGACTTTGATATTAATGCTGCGATAAAGTTTTTGGAAGATAAAAATGTCAAAGATACAGAGGATATGGATGCCGAATATTGGCATAATGCTGTCGGTACTGATACAGGAACAACATATACAAGTAATTGGATAATGCAAGAAGAGGACGAAGAATACCTCGATGATCCTGATGACTTTAAAGGTGCATGGAAATACATAAAATTTTATTCACCTGAAGAATATATTCCAGACTTCTTAATGGAGTACTTTAAAAAGCACATTGACGCTTTGGCTTTTGATTATGAAGTTGAACTACATAGCCTTGCAAGTGGAGCAAGAATAGAGGATCATGTAGATAAGCCAGGAGTTCCTGTAGGTGAGTCTTCTAATAGAAACTTGGTTATTAGTTTGCAATATCCTAAAGGACTACCACCTGACACCATAGGTGTTCATGTAGACAATAAAGCGTTTACTCCAGAAGCAGCACCAATGTTTATGTTTGACTCACAGTACCTACACGGTGCGTGGAACAACTCAGACGAGCCTTGGGTGTTTGCTGTAGTTTATATTCCTAGTGATAAGATAGATTTATAATCTATTTTTTGCGTACTTGGGTAGTACGTTTTGTTCATTTTGTTTTACTTGATTAACATTTTTAGGACACATATTACAAGCATCTATATGTGAGTAGTGTGTATTATAAAAATTGTTTATAGCGTCTTGATCGTTAAGTGTTAAGTCCACCGGTTTGTAATTTAAGTACGGCTGCCAATCTTCATCGTCTAATTGTTTTGTTTTTGTTAGTACATTTTTAAGTGTACCTAATGCTCCGCATTTGTAAACTTTCTTGTTAATTAGCATTGCACAAAAACAACTAGGACAACCATTCCAATATGATGATTCAGGATCTCCTTGATTAAACGGCCTTAATTTTCCTAAGTCATCTCTGTTATGTATTTTTTGAAAACTATGAGCTTCCATATAATATATGCCACTTTTCCCATTCATCCATGCTGCTTCGTTAGGAGACTCTTCCATGGTTAAGTCCATACCTTTTCGTCTATTAAACTCTTGCCAAGCAGCATTGCCACCTCCCAAGTTCATTATAGAAGACCACCAACTGCTTGTAGGTTCAACTTTATCATATCCTACACGAGCTGCAAGATCGTATACATTTTCTAACATTTGATTATGCTTTGCTAAAACGTCCCATGCTGCTACATGACTACAAATTTGCATCCATACATTATGTTTTGTAATTAACTCTACAGCAAGATCCATTACCTTTGGTTTGTTTAATGCAATACCATTAGTAGGAAAGAAGATAACTTTATCTTTTTCTTTTTCTAAACTTCGAATATGTTCAATAATTGCTATAACTGTATCTGTGTATAAGAAAGGTTCTCCGCCTAACACACTCCAACACTCTACATTAAACTGTTGGCTAGCAAGTGTAACACTTTCTAAAATGTTATCAAGTGTAGGATCAAATTCTCCGTGTCGTATGTAGTCACTCCTTGTATCGCAGTGATCACAAGCAAGTTGACATTTGTTGCCGTAGAATATATCTAATATTTTAATACTATCGTTCATTCTGTTTCCTATAACTTCTTGCTATAAGTTCCACAAATTCATCTTTACGTTTACCTGGTATACCATGTGCTATTAAGTGTATTCTAGGTGTGTTAGAATTGTTAACAAAACTATGTACGTTTCTTATATTAATTATAAAAGCCTTTCCTTCTTTGAAAGGAACAGTACCGTGTCCTTCAAGAGTCATATGACAGTCGTCTGGGTGAATAATTGCTACGTTAATAGGTACTCCAAACTCGAGCATGTCTAAATTTTCTTCACCTGGTAACTTTCCAGGAGCATCGCTGTGCGGACTTATTTTGCCGCCAGGTTCAAGTTGCATAAAACGTATTCTTCTATAGCGTTCATATGGAAACAATTCCCAAAAGCCTTTGATGCTAGGTGTATGCTCACTTATACTAGTCCATTTGTAAGGAACATCTTCTTCTCTTTCATAGCCGTAGTTTGTCCACGCACCAGTTTTATCTACATCAATGCCATGTATGCAACTACTGTTCCATCCAGGATGTTCTCCGCCTCTATGATCTACAAATTTTGCAGCGGCAGTTTCCTTCTGCCATGCGTCTAAATCGAACTCTATATCTAACTCAAGCCAGCCAAAATTGCTTCTATTCAGTAACCAATCTGCAACTTCGTAGTCATTTTGTGCTATCATAAGTATATTTATGTGCGTATATTTAAGATAAGTAGTAGTATGGTATCAATATCTCACTTAGAATGGCATGTAGCACACGCTTGTAATTTTACATGCGAAAACTGCTGTCATTTTTCTAATCATGGGCATAGTGTTCCTGTAACATATGAACAAATTGAAAAGTGGTACGATAGTTGGGCGCATAGAATAGCACCTAAAACAATAGATATACTGGGAGGTGAGCCATTACTTAATAAACGCATTTGCGATATTGTAGAACTTACACGCAAGAAATGGGATAAGCCTAGTTTAGAAAGATTAGATATTACAACAAATGGTGTGCTATTGAATAGATATCCTGATTTACCAAAAGTACTTGCAGATAATAATTGCGGATTAAAAATATCTAAACACGGTACCAATGCTGAATATAATGAACTTTGGAAAGGCATAGAAGCAACTGCACTAGATTGGATTGACAAATACGGAATCAATGTTGACTTTTGGAAGTCAGATGTTATTTGGTATAAAATGTATAAAGGATTTGGATCTACAATGGAGCCATATGAAGATAACGATCCTCAACAAAGTTGGGATAACTGTATTACAGGTCAAGACTGCTGGCAAATACATGAGAATAATTTGTATAAGTGTGCTCCATTAGCATACTTGCCTATGACAGCAAAAACATACAAATTATCCAGTAAGTGGGATCCTTATTTAAAGTACCAAGCACTTACACCAGATTGTACAGATGAAGAGCTACAAGAATTTTTTAATAGGAAAGCAGAAAGTTTTTGTGCAATGTGTCCCAAGAACCCTAAAATATTACATAGGAAAAACGATCCTAGATTAAGTAGAAAACACTACGAACAGATACCGTTGGAGGTAGTACATGAAGAACAAATACGATAAGAAACATTTGCCTTTTGGAAATGCATTTGCTATAGCAGATCCGCTGGTTACCACGTTCTTGTCTAATCTTAACATTGACGTTACTAAAGTTACACAAGACCAAGATGTACTGAAAAAGTTTTTAGACAGATATATTGAGTGGATATCAGAAACAAAAAATAATAATGTTACAGGTTTAGAAAAATATCCATATGCTTGTTTTGCAAATGGAACGACAGAAGCGTTTGAAAAGTTTTATGCAAAACATCATAAACGTAGATTTAGATTTTACAAAGGAGAATATGTATATCATAGACTAAATTGTAGGAACAACGGATATGATTGGGAGTGGTTGGATGATGCTCCTCTTGCTGGAAATGACGTTGTTATGATAAGTCTACCTTTTAGCGATACTGGCAACACACCTAAGGATTTAGATTTGCTACTTGATCAGTGTGACAAACTTAAAATACCTGTGTTACTTGATTGTGCTTACCTCGGTGTGTGCAGCGGCATAGACTTTAATCTTGATAGAGAATGTATTACTGACGTAACATTTAGTCTATCTAAAACACTATACTGCGCTCATGCTAGAATAGGAATGAGATTAACTAAAGAAGATGATGACGATCCGTTGTTTGTTACAAACAAAGCAGGATATATCAATAGGGTATCAGCATATATAGGACTACAATTACTCAACAGTTTTTCGCCTGACTACATATATGATAATTATAGAGCAAAGCAAGAACGCTGTTGTGAAATACTAGATGTAGAACCTAGCGATTGTATTCTTTTTGGCATAGGGGACAGCCGATGGAATGAGTACAATAGAGATAGAGAAACAAATAGACTAAGTCTACACAAGTACTTGTCTAATAATAACCTTGAAGATGAAATAAAAGCAATAGCAGATGAAAAAAGGCAAAATACTTAATTTCGAAATCCTGTGGGATACTGACGAAGGACTAGTGTCCTTGGCGGAGAAGTATATTCCTATGGATATACAAAAGGCCGCAGATGAAGGTTGTACCCACGTTGTAGGAATAGTTCTAAACGAAGGAATACTACCATTTGATGACAGCAACTTACAGCAATTTTTTAATAACTTACAAAAACAAACAACTGAACTTGGCATTCAATTAGTAATACTATCTTCACTAGGAGAACAATTTAAAAATATTACTGTTCCGTTTGAGATACACTATTTTCCTTACCATGCAAGATTTGTTTACAACTGCTACAAAAAGTCACAACTTCCGTTGTATGATAATAAGGACAAGTTTTTGTTTCTTGGTGGTGCAGCAACTAGGTCAAACAGAATAGGACTGCTTAGTAAGTTTTATGACGCAGGAATGTTAGATAAAGCAGAATGGAGTTTCTTTAAACCAACATATGCTGAAGATGTTAAATGGTGTAGAGATCATTTAAAAAGATATAGCGACAAAGAATACAGCAAGTTTATTGATACCGTTGAAAGAAGCATAGACGATAGATACGATGAAGTTAAATTGTTAATTAAAGATGCTCAAGAAACTTATGGAGATTGGCACGATATTGTAAACACAAAGTTTTACAAAAGACCTGGATATTTAACACCTAAGGTATTTGAAGATACACACTTCAGTATACTATCAGAAGGCCCTAACTTTTGGTCAGACGACTATGACTTTGTTACAGAAAAAACATGGCGTACAATTATAAACAGGCATCCTTTTATATTTGCTGGTCCCACAGAACAGTTTAAATATATAAAGTCCTTAGGCTTTAAAACATTTGAAGACTATCTTCCAATTAAAGATTATGCTTATATTCAAGATGAAGATAAAAGGCTAGATGCTATTGTAGAAAATACAAAGTATCTACTAGACAGCCATAATAAAAATATTGCTGCTGATGTTGAATACAATTATAAGCAGTACATGAACATAATAGAAACACAAGATAGACTGTTTGATAATTTAGAAAATATTATGGCAGTTCCGAGAAGTGAAATAAATTACTACTTGGACAACGAAGGATTAGATCATCTCATAAGGGAAAAGAATGAATAAGGGTAGAGTAATTAACTTTGAATGGATGCGTGATTATAATCATTGGTCAGCAGAAGATTTCAATGTACTTAGAACAAAGTTAATTAATAAAGAAATTGATCAAGCAGCAGCAGACGGCTGTAATATAATAGTGGGCATATACCTACTTGATGGATTCTTACACCCTAAGGCTGGACTTACAGATTTCCTTCAACATATATCTGATATCAAAGATCATGCAACAAGCAAAGGTATAGAGCAGATGTATATTGTAAGTGGGCAAGGAGAAACTATAGAAGGATTGCCAGTTCCATTTTTCTTTTTTGATTATAATGTAAGAATGATATACAATAGTTACAAAAATACACAGCACCCTTACTATAATCCAAACAACAATAAGTTTTTATTTTTAACAGGAATGCCTAATAGAGAAAATAGAATAGGACTTATGAGCAAGTTTTATGATGCAGGTATGTTGAATAAAGCAGAGTGGACATTCTTTCCTCCTTGGACTGAACTAGATAAAGAATGGTGTAGAAACTGTTTATCTCATTACACAGACAAACAATATAATAAATTTTTAATAGACTGCAAACGTTCTTTTGATGGAAGGTTTGAAACAGCCAAGGACTTCTATGGTTCTTATAATCAAGACACTGATATAGTTTGGCACGATGTTATTGATACTGATTGGGTCAAAGCACCTGCACACATTGATACTAGTGTGTTTACCAATACACTGTTTAGTATAGTAAGTGAAGGTCCAAACTATTGGGACGATGACAATGCATTTGCAACAGAAAAGTCTTGGCGTTGCTTTTACCTTAGACATCCATTTATATTTGCAGGACATCCTGATCAGTTCCAATACTTAAAAGACTTAGGCTACAGAACGTTTGAAGAATACTTGCCTATACCAGACTATTATAAACTACCGAATGAAAACGATAGAAACAATGCAATTGTAGAAAATGCAAAGTATCTATTAGAGCATAGAGAACATGACGATGACATACGTTTAGACACTGAAGAAAATTACTTGCAGTTTCTTAAGCATGTTATAACGCAGGATAACTTACTTGCCAAGTTTAAAGACGAGTTTAATATTCCTAAAGAAGAATTAGATTACTACTTCGAAGGCTTAGGATACACACAACTTATTAGGAGATTACCTAATGACTAAGTGTGCAGCATTTTGGAAACATACTAATATACGTGGTGATAACAGAGTATTTCCGTGTTGTAGATACAAATCACCTGTAACAACATTTAAAGGTAGCCTTGAAGATGTACTACAATCAGAAGAGTATGTAAAGTTAAGGAACACTGATGTGTCAACTTTATGGGAATGTTCGAAGTGTATGTATGAAGAAAAGAACGGCAAAGAAAGTTTACGCCAACGCATGAACAAAGAATATGATACTGATACTGTTGGCTTAGAATACTTAGAGATAGGCTTTGATAATATATGTAATCTAACATGTGATGGCTGTTGGAGCGAGTTTAGTTCAGCATGGGCTAAGAAAGAAACAGGAGTTGCAAAGTATACAAGTGTTGATGAAATAGAAACAGTTCCGGACACTGTAAAGAAAGTATTGTTTCTTGGTGGTGAACCTTTAATGACAAAAAGGCATCAACAGTTCCTTGAAAAGATTAATAATCCTAAACAAGTTGAAGTAATATATAACACTAACGGAACTTTCCTTTTAAAAGACGATGTTATAGAACTGTTAGAAAAATTTAAAAAGGTACACTTTATATTAAGTATTGATGCTGTCGGACCATTAAATGAAATAGTTCGTAGTGGAAGTAAATGGCCTGACATACTAAAATTTATAGAACAAATTAAAAAGTTAGGATATGGACTTGAAGTTAACAGTGTATTACACTTGAACAATTGGCATGGTATTGCTGATTTAGAAAAGTTTGTTAACAGCATTACTCCCATATGGACAGTTAATGTTTTAACATATCCAAAGCGTCTTAACATTACTAACTATACAAACAAGCAAGAAATAATAGACTTAGTCAAGCAAACAGAGATACCAAACAAGGAATATGTTGTTAACCATTTATCGCAATCAAATGTATAACCACCCGATAAATATACACACATAATAGAAGAAGGCAAAAAATGAAAGTATCGACACATAATCACTGGGATCCCTTAGAAGAAATAGTAGTTGGAATCGCTGACCATGCAAGAGTTCCTACTGTAGATCGTAGCACAATGAGCATGAGCTACACTAATCACCCAATGGATTTAATTAAGCCTTTAGAAGGTGAGTACCCAGAATGGCTTATTGATGAAGCCAACGAAGATTTACAAGGGTTAAGTGATGTACTAACTAAAGCAGGTGTAAAAGTACATAGACCTATTCCAATTGATCATAGCGTAGAGTTCAGTACACCTGAATGGAAAACAACAGGTTGGTACACATGGTGCCCGAGAGACTTATTGCTACCTATGGACAACTTAGTTATTGAGACTCCAAGTGCATGTCGTGCAAGGCAGTATGAAACTAGAGCATATAGAAATGTGATGTTTGAAGCAATTGAAGATGGTGTTGAATGGATTTCTGCTCCTAAGCCTATACTACCAGATGAAGGTTATCAGTTTGAAGATATAGATGGTAAGCCTAGTTTACTAAACTTAGAACCGATCTTCGATGCACCTAACTGTGTGCGTTTAGGTAAAGACATATTATTCCAAATTAGTAACACAGGTAACCACTGGGGATTAAAATGGCTACAAAATGTATTAGAGCATAGAGGTTATCGTATACACCCTGCAGAACATATTTACAGTTACGGTCACTTCGACAGTACAATAGTACCTTTACGTCCTGGATTAGTATTACTAAACAGTTCAAGAGTAACCGCAGAAAACTGTCCTAAAGTATTTGAGAAGTGGGATAAAATTTGGTTTGATGATTGTATTGCACAAGGAAGTAAAATACCTGGAGGTGTTGCTCCTTGTAGCCCGTACATAGGAATGAATATTTTAAGTGTTGATCACAATACTGTATGTGTAGATGACACACAAGAACCTTTGATGAGAGAATTAGACAAGCACGGTATTACAAGTGTACCTATACGCTTTAGACATGCTATGACACTTAGTGGAGGATTGCACTGCGCTACACTAGACTTGCGTAGAAAAGGGGAGTTAGAAGATTATACATGATCAAGTTCGAGAAGAACATATCGGATTTCTGGTCCCAAGATCTTAAAGATTTTAAGTTTGCTGTTCTATCACCATTAACACAAGCTCAACGAGATCATTGGTCTCACCCTAATTACATCAATGAGCTAAACTCGTTAGAACAAGCATTTGACAATGACCTCCCAGAGTATTGGCCAAGGTTTATGGAAGAGTTGAATATTACCAACGGAACAGTTTCGTGGACAAATATTGCTCCAGGTAATGTTGTTCCTGTACACACTGATAAATTTTATAAGTTAAGAAAAAAGTACGGTGTTGAAAGAGACGAATGCATTCGTTACCTAATGTTCTTGCAAGATTGGGAAATGGGCCAAATGGTAGAGTTTGAAGAAAAAATTCTTACTAGATGGAAAAAGGGAGATGTATGGAGTTTTGGGATTGATGATTCACATTGTGCCGCAAATGCTACACAAGATAATTTTATAACTTGCCAAATTAACACATTCGAAAGGAAGTAACTATGGAACTAACTTCATTGCAGAAGGAATGGAATAATTGTACACTAGAATACGATCTAGAAAAATTCAACTGGCCTGCATGGGCGTTAGGTGTTGTACAAGAAGTAACACCACAAGTTACTAAACTAGAAACATTACACGAAGTACTATCTCCTAAAGAAATTGTAACTGTTAGTAGGCATGTACAAAATGCATGTAGTCGTAAAGACTTTATGGAACGCTTTGATGCTTTTGTTGCTGAATATATTCCGCAGCGTATCGACAATAAAAGATATATGATTCAGCGTCAAGGAACTTTACGTGTGGTTATTCCTAATCAAGCAAGTGTAGGACGAAGACTTGCTTTCCATCAAGGTATCTTTGTAGGTAATGGCAGAGGGTGTAGAACTATATGGACACCGTTTACAGAAGCACGTGGTACTAACACTATGTGGATGGTAGATGTAGAAAACAGTAGAAGAATTACAAAACAAATTATGGCTGAAAAATGGAGTTTGGAA